GCGGCACTGGCAACTTACAAGGATTAATGCCATGAGCCGTATCGCTCTGAGTTCTGTTGAGCGGGCGCAGCGGGAAGTTTTGCCGCTCGATCTCGCGCTTTACCATGCTGCCCGGGACTACCCCGGTGGCGCCGCAGCCATCGCCGCCACCACCGGCCGGAATGCGACCACGCTGCAGCACAAGCTTTCCCCTACCCACCCTAGCCACACGGTGAACATTCAAGAGTTCGGCGAGATTCTGGAGCTGACCAAGGATCGCCGCATTCTTGATGCGGTGCATGCGCTGGTCGGTGATACGACTTGGCAAGAGCTGGCTGAGGCGTACACCAACGACATGCCCGAGACGTTGACCACCGGGATTGCCGAGTACTTCCGGCAGGTCGCGGATCTGGCGGATACCTGGGCCAAGAGTATTGGCGACGGGGTGGTTTCCGATGAGGAACTCGCCGCGATTCGCCTGCAGGTGTTTCGTGGGATTCAGGGGCTGTTGGGGTTGTTCAACCGCGCCACGTATGTAAACCAGACGACGCGGGGTGTTGATCGTGGCTGACATTGCTGACTTCGCAAATGACCTGGTGCAAGAGCGTATCGATCAGGCGCTCGCTGCACGCAACGCCGCTAAACCTGCATTGGCGGCGCATTCGTTTCTATTCTGTGAAAACTGCGACAGCCCAATCCCCGAGGGACGGCGTTTAGCTGTTCCTGGCTGCACGCAATGCGTGAGCTGTCAGGAGGTCGAGGAGATCATGGAGGCCATCCATGCTCGATGAAGTGTTGGGGCAATTCGCGGACTACGGCCTTGAGCCTGCGCAGCCGCTGGTGTTTGGCAAGCTGACCCGGTGTAAGACTTCGCAGGACAAAGGCAAGGAAAAGAACGGCTGGTATGTCGTCCATGAACAGCACACGGAGAAAGGCGAGACGCTGATCTTCGGTGCGTTCGGTGACTGGCGTTCGGGCGAGTCTCAGAAGATCAAGGTCAAGGCTGGGCGGATGTCGCCTGAAGAGCGTGAGGTTATGCGCGCTCGACAGGAAGAGGCCAAGCGCCGGGCGGCTGAGATATCGGCCAACGCGGCACGTCGCGCGGCCAAGCGAGCGGCCGGTATGTTCAAGCGCATGCCGGAGAAGGGCCGTAGCGACTATCTGGACCGAAAGCAGATTGTCGGCTTCGGCGTTCGGTATGCGCCGCGCACTGGCGCCTTTCTGGTACCGATGAGCAATGTGCGGGACGAGATTGTCGGCCTGCAGGTGGTGTTCCCGACCAAGCAAGAGGACACCGGGCGGGACAAATCCTATTGGCCTTACGGCATGTCGAAGGAGGGCGCTTTCCATTTGATCGGGCCGCACCCGGATCCGGGCGAGCCGGTGCTGGTGTGTGAGGGCTACGCGACCGGCGCAAGCCTGCATATGGCCACGTCATTGACCGTGGCCGTTGCGTTTGATGCGGGCAATTTGCTGGTGGTTTGCAAGGCCATGCGCGAGCGCTTCGCCGGTTGCCCGCTGATCATCTGCCGAGACGATGACTGGAAGACAACCAAGCCTAATGGCGATGCGTGGAACCCTGGTGAAGAGAAAGCAAACAACGCGGCGCTAATTGTCGGTGGCCAGGTGGTTGCGCCGATCTTTTCCAGTGAGCGGGAAGCCAAGTGGACCGACTTCAACGATCTGCATATCGCGGAAGGTTTGGAGGCGGTACGCCGTCAGGTGTTGGCGGTGGTCAAGCCACCGGCCGCTGGTGGTTGGAAGGACATGTTGGCCCGCAGTGAGAGCGGTGCGTTGATTGCGCACATGCAGAATGTCGAGTTGATCCTGGCCAACGATGAACGTTGGGCTGGGGTGATCAGCTATAGCGCCTTCAGTTCGAAGATCGTGAAGCTGCGCGCTGCACCTTATGGCGGCGGCACGGGAGATTGGGCGGACATTGATGATGTGCGGGTGATGAAGTGGCTCGCGCAGCAGTACAACCTGCGGGTCAAGGCCTCGCATGTGATCGAGGCAGTCAGCGTTGTTGCGCATGACCATGCGTTTCATCCAGTGCGGCAGTACCTGCGCAAGCTTGAGTGGGATCGGGTGCCGCGTCTTGAAAGCTGGCTGACGGAGGTCATGGGTGTTAAGGCTACTGACTATTCTTCCAAGGTCGGCAAGCGTTGGTTGTTGTCGGCCGTCGCGCGAGTGATGAAGCCAGGTTGCAAGGCTGACTCGGTGATGATTCTGGAAGGTGCACAGGGCGCCGGTAAGTCGACGGCGATGAGCATTCTCGGCGGCGAGTGGTTCATGGACACGCCGTTTGCGCTGGGCGACAAGGACGGCTTTCAGGCGATCCGGGGCAAGTGGATCGTTGAGCTGGGGGAGCTGGACAGTTTCAACAAGGCTGAGAGCACGAAGGCCAAGCAGTTCTTTTCGGCGTCCACTGACACTTATCGCGAGAGCTACGGCCGCAGAACGATGGACGTGCCACGCCAGTGTGTTTTCGTGGGTACGACGAACCAAGACGAGTACCTCAAGGACGCCACCGGCAATCGGCGTTACTGGCCGGTTGCGTGTACCAAGGTGGATCTGGATCTGCTGCGTTCGATGCGCGATCAGCTGTGGGCTGAGGCGGTGTTCTGCTACGACGCGGGCGACCTCTGGTGGGTGACGCTTGATGAGGCGGCAATGTTCGGCGAAGAGCAGGACGAGCGTTTTGTTGTGGATGAATGGGAAGGGCCGATTCTGACCTGGTTGGAAGAGTCGCAGATCGGTGAGACCACCACCGGGAGCCAGGTGCTGGCCAATGCGCTTAAGTTGGACTTTGGGCATTGGGGCAAACCTGAGCAGATGCGCGTCGGCGCGATCATGCATCGGTTGGGTTGGCGGCGGGTGCGGTTGCCTGCATTGGTGAAGAGTGGACAGCGGCCTTGGGCTTACAAGAAGCCGGCAGGGTGGGGCGGTGCATCGGCATTGCAGCGCGAAGCGTTCGAGGAGCCTTGTTTTGATTAAGGAGATCGATTCGCTGCTTCGGTTATGGGCGCAGGAGCTGCATTCAGAACATTCGAAAGGAGGGCTGGCTGGTGGAAATATGGTTGCCATGATGATGGAGAGCAACGGGCAACTGATCAGGGGGCGGCGTGCTTTCCGTGCGCCGCTGGAGAGTTCGTTGGACATTGAGCTGATCGTGACAAAGCACCTCGCGCCGGAGCTGGTGACTGTGGTGCGGGAGCATTACTGCACGCTCAATGTGGATATGCGCTTGCGGTATGCCCACTGCGGTTGTGGCCGCGATATGTACTATCAGCGTTTGCATGAGGCGCATCTGCAGATCTTCGGCGTGATGATGGGGCAGGCTGCGTGACCCCAAGTATTCGTCTGGCTGTTGTTGTCCCACTGGCCCGTCTTGTCTCGCTGCGTTTTGATGCAGTGGGACAGGTGCGGGCCTTGTCGTTGTTGGGTTGTCCCACCGTCCCGCCTAGTAGTGCCTCCCGCCCGTGTGAGCGTAGCGGGCGAGCACTACGCGCTTACGCGCGAACGCGTGTTCTTTAAAATTGTTCCTTTACACGAGAAAGAAGAAAGATAAGTAGGACAGTGGGGCGAAGCCCCGAATTTAGGCGCTCTCAGGCGTCCCACTTCGATTCTGAAAAGTGGGACGTATGGGACACCGCCGCAACAACAGAATGCCGTGGTGGTGTATTCGCCGACATTCGCTAGGCGTTCACCCTGCGTTGCCCACTTATTCACCGGGTGGCATTAAAACAGGGTTGCTGCCACCGGAATCGACCTGTAAAAAGTAGTCATCTTCGATAGGTGCGACCGCAGAGAGCGGCAGGCACCACACCACCAAACCCGGCCATTGCGCCGGGTTTTTGCGTTCATGGGGTAGGCGATGACAAGCGAGCAACAAGCACTGGCAGAAATGCCGATCTGGTTAGTGATCGTCCTGGCTCTGGTCGGTGGCGTATCGGGGGAGATGTGGCGAGCAGACAAGGATGGGGCGCGAGGCTGGGCATTGTTGCGCAGACTCGCGCTTCGGTCCGGCGCATGTATTGTCTGCGGGGTGACGGCAATGATGCTGATGATTGCCGCCGGGATGTCGCTGTGGACGGCGGGCGCCTTGGGTTGCCTCACAGCAATGGCCGGCGCGGACGTTGCCATCGGGTTGTATGAACGATGGGCTGCCAAGCGGCTTGGTGTGTGCGATGTCCCGCCGAATGGCGGCGGCCCAGCCTGAAACCGCCGGGGACCCTGGAGTTATTCAGAGGGTACGGGGTCGGAAACCCGCGGGAAAGTGTTAGCGGGAACGCCCCCAGCTTACTGAAATTTCAATCATTGAAATCTTGAAAGGATTCATTGAAATACGTTGAAAAAGGAGGGCTCATGACAGAACCAACCTACCTGTCGAAGAGTGCCTTCGCGGCCCGGCTCGGCAGGTCGCCGAGTTACATCACCTGGCTGAAAGACAACAACCGTTTGGTGCTTTCGCCCAACGGTAAACAGGTTGATGTACATGCCACCGAAGCGCTGATTCGCGACACCGCAGACCCGAGCAAGGTCGCCGTCGCCGAACGACACCAGCAGGACCGGATTCAGCGTGACGTTTACAGCCAACTGTCCACCCAGACCGAGCCAACTTCCACGGCTGCGCCGCCGCAGGTTCTCACTGGCGATGGCAAGCAGCCCGACTTCCAAAAGGCCCGCGCCCTGCGTGAGCACAACATGGCCAAGCTAGCCGAGATTGAGCTGGGCAAAGCTCAGGGCTCACTGGTTGCCAAGGAAGCGGTCGAAATCGGCGCCTACAACGCCGGCCGCTTGCTGCGCGATCAGCTGTTCGGTCCGCTACCGCAGCTGTCCCATGACTTGGCGGCTATGACCGATCCTTGGCTGATCGAAAAACACCTGACCGCCACCTTCCGTCGAACGCTGGAAGAAGCCGAGCGCCTCTCTGCAGCGGACCTTGACCACGCCATGACAACGGACTGAACCCATGCACACGGAATTTCCTGACGGTGCAGAGGTGTACCGTGAGGCTTATTTCCGTGGACTGCGTCCCGATCCCGATCTCTGGATCGACGAATGGGCCGACGAGTACATGCGAATCCCGCGTGACACCGGTGCCCCTGAGCCCGGCCAGTACCGCACCTCACGGACTCCTTATGCCCGCGAGCCAATGCGCTGCCTGTCGCCGGCTCACCCTTGCAGACGCGTGATCACCATGGTGGCCTCGCAGTTGATGAAAACCCAGATCGCCCTGAACTGGATGGGCGGCCTGATCCACATGGCGCCGTCGAACATTCTGGCGCTGCTACCTAGCCTCAGCCTGTCCAAGCGCGTGTCGGGAAGGATCAGCAAGACCATCAAAGCCACTCCCGTTCTGCGCGAGCGGGTCGCGGCTACCCGCTCGCGGGACGCACGCAACACGATGGACACCAAGGAATTCGAGGGTGGCTCGCTGTACGTCACCACCGCCGGCTCTGCGGCCAACCTTTCGGAGCTGTCGGCGCGTTATATCTACGGCGACGAAGTCGACCGCTGGGAGAATGACGTCGGCCAGGAGGGTGATCCCATCAAGCTGGCAGAGACGCGGGCGACCAACTTCGGTCGCAACGCCAAGATCTATTTCTCAAGCTCGCCAACAATCAAAGGCGCCTCGCGGATCGCCGACCTGTTCGAGTCCAGCGACCAGCGTTATTACTACGTGCCATGCCCTACCTGCGGTCACATGCAGGTGCTGGAGTGGGAGCGGCTGCACTACAGCAAGAACCTCAGCACTGTGCATTACGAGTGCGCAGCACCTGAATGCGACGTTCTGATTGAGGAACACCACAAGAGCGACATGCTCGCCCGAGGCGAGTGGCGCGCTCACGCTGGTGGCGACGGCAAAACTGTCGGCTTTCATCTCAACGCGCTGTATTCGCCGACCGGCTGGATGGATTGGGCCGGCCTTGCCGAGGAGTTTGAAGACGCCAAGAAAGCTCAGGGCCAAGGCGACACGAGTCTGATGCAGGTGTTCTACAACACCCGTCTGGCTAAGGTCTGGGACAGCGCGCTCGAACAGACCAAGGCGGAAGTGCTGATCGCTCGGGCGCGGCTGGAGAATTACACCCTCGGTACGATGCCGGCCGGTGTGCTGATGCTGACCGGCTCTGTCGACGTCCAGGCCAACCGCCTGGAAATGATGGTGATGGGCTTTGGTGTCGGCATGGAGCGCTGGGTGGTCGATCACCAGATCATCTGGGGCGATCCGGCAGACGACCGCACCTGGGCTGTACTGGACGAGAAGCTCAAAGCTCGTTACCGGCATCCTTGTGGCGTGGGTCTGGCGATTCTCGCCGTGGGTGTCGACTCCGGTGGTCACCACACCGATGAGGTCTACCAGTTCTGCCGCGTTCGCCGCTGGCGCAACATCTTCGCCATCAAGGGCGCAAGCAAGCCCGGCCGACCGGTGATTGCACAGCGCCCGTCTATGGTCGACGTGACGTGGAAAGGCCAGACCGAACGCAACGGCGCCGAACTGTGGTTCGTCGGTACCGACACGGCCAAAGACTGGATCTACAACCGCTATCCATTCCCGGACGGTCCGGGATCACTGCACTTTGCCAATGACCTGCCGGACGAGTTTTTCGCCCAATGCGTCGCCGAACGCAAAGTCGTCCGCTACGTGCGCGGACACAAGCGCATCGAGTGGGTGAAGGGCAAGGCCGAGCGCAACGAAGCGCTCGACCTGATGGTGTACTGCCTGGCGATGGCGCATTACCTCGGCATCAACCGCTACCAGGAACACGATTGGGACAGGGTGCGACAAGCCCTGGCGCAGTCCGGCTTGTTCGATGACGCCTTGAGCATCAAGCCAGTTCAGGGCGAGCGACTTGATGCTGAGCAAACACCGGCGCCCGCTGCTGTACGCCAAGCCCAACCCGCACCCCCACCCGCTGCACCGGTTACCCAATCACGACCGGCAGCCTCCCCTCAACGCCGCAGCTCTGCCAGCGGCTATCTAAAGAGACGCTGATATGTCCTTTACAAAAAAGCACCTCGACGCGGTTGAGGCGGCCATTGCTCGCGGTGAGAAAACTGTGCGCTACACCGACCGTACTGTGGAATACCGCACGGTCGATGAGCTGCTCAAGGCGCGCGAGGAAATACGCTCGTCGTTGGCAAGTGCAGCTGGGCCACGTTCGCGCGTGGTCCGGCTGTACCATGCTGGGAAGGGGGTCTGATGGCCCGACACTTCCCAACGCTGACCCGTAACGGATTTGTGCTGCCGTCCAATATCAAGGCCAGTTACGAAGGCGCTGGAGAAGGGCGTCGCTCCACTGGCTGGGACGCTCCCGACAACGGGATCAACAGCATCAACACTCCGGCCCTGCGCAATCTGCGGTCGCGCTCGCGGGCCGCGGTTCGCAACGACCCTTACGCCTTCAACGTCATCGACAAGCGCGTCAGCAACCTAATCGGCACGGGCATCACTCCTCGACCCACAACCGACGACGATGCTCTGCGCAAGCTGCTGCAGGAGCTGTGGGGGGATTGGGTCGATGAGTCGGACGCGGATGATCGCACCGACTTCTACGGCCAGCAGGCGCTGGTAGCACGGACGGTTGAAACCTCGGGCGAATGCTTCGTTCGGTTGCGTCCACGCGGTCTGGATGAAGGCTTGGCCGTTCCGCTGCAGCTGCAGATCCTCGCACCGGAATTTGTGCCGCACGACAAATTCGAGACCACCAAAAACGGCAACGTCATCCGCGCTGGCATCGAGTTCACTCCCGGCGGCAAGCGGGTGGCGTACTGGATGTACCTCTCGCATCCGCGCGATGCAGCCTCGCTGAACGCCGGCTACAACCAGCTGGTCCGCGTGCCGGCTACTCAGGTGCTGCACATCTTCGAACCGGTGGAGCCTGGCCAGTTGCGCGGTGTGCCGCGATTGTCGCCGGTGCTCAAACGCCTGCGCAGTTTGGACAACTACGACGACGCGGTGCTGTTCCGTCAGGAAGTGGCCAACCTGTTTGCCGGTTTCATCAAGCGTCCGGCGCCGGACTCGGGACCACTTCCCAGAGATCCGGTGACCGGTCAGCCGCTCGATCTGGATCGCGATGGCTTCACCCCGATGGTCGCTCTCGAACCCGGCACCATGCAGGAACTGGGGGCAGGTGAGGAGGTTGAGTTCTCCAAACCACCAGACGCCGGCAACAACTACCCGGACTTCATGCGGCAACAACTGATGGCTGCTGCAGCGGGGTCGGGAACGCCTTACGAGATCCTCACTGGTGACATGCGCGGGATCAACGACCGAGCGCTGCGGGTGGTGCTTAACGAGTTTCGCCGCCGCCTGGAACAACTGCAGTTCAGCGTGTACGTCCATCAACTCTGCCGCCCAGTACGGGCAGCGTGGATGGATATGGCGGTGCTGTCTGGCGTTCTGGTGCTGGACGATTACGCACAGAAACGCCGCCAGTACCTGCGTACTCGCTGGGTGCCACAAGGCTGGGCCTACATCCAGCCTGTACAGGACGTGCAGGCACGCCGGATGGAAGTACAGGCTGGGTTTTCTTCCCGCAGCGAGATGGTCCTGCGCACCGGCTACGACGCCGAAACGGTCGATCTGGAAAACGCTGCCGATCTGGCACGGGCCACAAAACTGGGCCTCAACTACAACACCCTTGATGCCGTCGAAGACATCGACGACAAGGAGCAACCATGAGCAAACAAGCGCGACCGCGCATTTACAACCGCGCAGGCAAACGCGTCGAAGTTCAGGACAAGACCTGGTACGCCCTGCAGGCCAGCGGAGAGGCCACCGAGCGGGTGATCGAGGTTTTCGTCTATGGCGAGATCGGCGCGTGGGGCATCACTGCCAATCAATTCGTGCAGGATCTGCGCGCCATGGATGATGGCGTGTCTCCGGTGGTGGCCGCGTTCAACAGTATCGGCGGCGACCTGTTCGACGGACTGGCCATGCACAACGCGCTGTCGCGTCTGGGCGAGCGTTGCACCGGACGTATCGATGCGCTTGCTGCCAGTGCCGCGAGTGTCGCCGTGTGCGGTGCACACCGCGTAGTAATTGCGGCGAACGCCATGTTGATGATTCACAACCCATACACCTATGCAGGCGGGGACGCTGAGGACTTCCGCCGGGTCGCTGATGTATTGGATCAAACCTTGGAGGCGATCATCGCGGCCTATAAGGCCAAGGCGCCGGACATTGATGACGCCGAGTTGCGGCGAATGGTTGATGCTGAAACCTGGCTGACTGCCAACGAAGCAGTGGCTCTTGGACTTGCAGACGAAGTTGGGGACGGCATCAAAGTCAAAGCATGCCTCGGTCAAGGCGCGGTGTTGCAACGATTCCAGCACGCTCCGGCTGAGTTGGTCGCCCAGCTCGACGAGCCACCTGAACCGGATCCCGAACTCGAACCTGTCGATCCGCCGCAGGTGCCGCCTGTAGTGGACTCGGCCAAGTTGGCATTGATGATTACTCAGCGCTGCACGGCGGCGGGCATCAGCAACCTGATCGAGCCGCTGCTCAATTCCACCCAGCTCGAAAGCGAGGAAATCGTTCTCGCCGGCCTGGCACGCGCCAAGGCGGTGAACGACCTCTGCGTGGCCGCGCGTCTGCCCGAATTCAGCGCCGAGTATGTCGCGGCAGGGCTGGATGCGGCGGCGGTCCGGGCGCGTCTGTTCGACAAGATCGTTACCAGCGGCAAAGGCTTTGAAATCGACAACAGCCTACCACTGGACGATGACCCGGCACCTAAGGTGCAAGCCAAGAAAATTGATCAGCCATCTATCTGGTCGGCCCGCCAAGCTGCCCACACAGGTAAATCCCATTCCGCTACAGGAGCAAGACGATGACGATCCAACGAGAGCCGATGCATGCAGGTGAATTTCTCCTGTCCGAAGCGGCTGGCACCATTTCCCGCGAGGCAATCAATGTCGCTGCCGGCCCTGCATTAGAGCCGGGGCAGATCCTCGGTTTAGTCAGCCTGACCGGCGAATTCGCCCCGTACAACCCAACGGCCGAAGACGGCAGCGAAAACGCTATCGCCATTCTCTACGGTCCGCTGGGTGAGTCGGACGTGGTTCGGCGCGGTCGTGCTGTGGTGCGGCTGGCCGAAGTCAGCGAAGCGCACCTGACCGGTCTGGATCCGGCAGCCGAAAAAGCACTGGCCACCCACTTCCTGATCGTCCGCTAAAGACGATCGCCACCAATTATCCAGCCCGCCCTGTGCGGGTTTTTTGTTTTCTGGAGATAGCTTCATGGCTGACATTGAAATCTTTAACGATGATGCGTTCTCGGTCTCTTCGCTGACCGCCGCCATCAACGAACAGGAATACCTCCCGGGTCGCATCAGCAGCCTCGGTCTGTTTCAGGAGGAGGGCATCACCACCCTGACGGTCCAGATCGAAAAGGACGGCGACACCCTGGCCTTGGTACCAGCCGGTGAGCGTGGTACATCCGGTTTGGTCGTCGGTGGCAGCAAGCGCAACCTGATCCCGTTCAACACCGTGCACCTGCCGCAACGCTTCGCTATCAAGGCCGATGAGATCCAAGGCATTCGCGCCTTTGGCACCCGTTCGGAACTGCAAGCCGTGCAGGACGTGGTCAACAAGCGTTTGGGTAAAGCTCGTCGACAGCTCGACGCTACGCACGAATTCCAGCGTATGGGGGCGCTGAACGGCCAGATCCTGGACGCGGATGGCAAAACCGTGTTGCTCGACATTTACAAAACGTTCGGTGTGACCCGCAAAAAAATGTCCATGGGACTCAACAATCCTGAGACGGAATTTCGCGTTAAGTGCGGTGAAGCGCTGGATCTGCAGGAAGAACAGCTAGGCAGCATCACCAGCAGCGGTTCCAGAGCGTTCTGCGGCAAGAATTTCTGGAATCAACTCCTGACAAACGTAAAGGTGAAGGAGACTTTCCTCAACACCCAGCAAGCCGCAGCGTTGCGCGGTGATGCCCGTGAAAGCTTCGAATTCGGCGGCATCGTCTGGGAGCGTTATCGCGGCAAGATCGCTGGTGTGTCGTTCGTCCACGACGATAAAGCATTGCTGATTCCCGAAGGCGTACCAGACCTATACATCTCGGTGTTTGCACCGGCTGACTACATGGAGACGGTCAACACCGAGGGCGTACCGTACTACAGCAAGATCGAACCGATGCCGTTCAACAAAGGCATGCTCGGCGAGGCTCAATCGAACCCGCTGCACTTGTGCACGCGACCGCTGGCGCAGATCCTGTTGGAGCTCTAACCGTGGGCTTTCGCGATCTGATCGCCGAGGTCGACGCGGTGGTGTTCGAAACGCTGGGCGATACCGCGCGGATCGAGGGTCGCGACGAGCCAGTGTTCGGCATGTTCGCCGCGCCCTGGCTGCAACCCAAGTTCGGCAAGCTCAACACCGGGTTGCGCGAGCCGCGCTTCGAGATCCGTGTCAGCGATTCGCAAGGTCTGCAGCAGGGCATGCTGGTCAGCGTTGACCTGCCTGCCTTGGATGGCGGCGGTGACTACGACCTGATTCAGCTCGAACCGAGCGGTGACGGCCTGGTCGCCCTGATTCTGAGGTTGCGCCCATGAGTGTCGGCAGCTATTTCAAACCCTCGGCCGGGGGCGGGATGATCTCCATCCAATCCTCGGCCGCAGACTTTCAGGCGTTCCAGGACTTTGCCAAGGAGGTGCCGAAAGCGGCTGCTGCGGCGCATCGGCGCGCGATCAACAAGACGTTGGGCTGGTTGCGCACGCACATCGCCCGAGCGGTCAGTCGGTCAGAACGCATCGCTGTTGCGGCGGTGCGTCAGCGGTTGCGCAGCTATCCGGTTTCCGGCGGGGCCGCGAGCGGCAAACTGTGGTTCGGTTTGAACGCCATCGAGTCCAGCCGGATCGGCCGTGCGCGGCAAAGCGGCAGCGGCGTGTCAGTGGCAGGGCGGCGTTACCAAGGGGCTTTCCTCAAGAAGGTCTACGGCAACAAGCCCGACATCTGGATCCGTACGGCCAGCAAGCATTTCAATGCGGACGACTACCCCGACAGCACGGTGTCACCTGGTCGCGGGCCGAGTTCGGGTTGGGTCGCCGAAACCGGCAGTCGTTTCCCGCTGGCCAAGGCCAAGGTGTCGCTGGAGCAAGCCCGGCCGCACTTCGAAAGCTGGGTAAAAAAAGCGGATGAGCGCCTGCTGGAGATCCTCAAGCAGGAACTCAACTTTGAGCTGCAGAAATACCTCAAGAGGATCGGCAATGTCTGACGAACCGTTCATCCTGGACCAGCTTTATCGGGCGGTTGAACAGCATCTGCGTACCCACTTGCCTGGCGTGCAGGCCGTCAAAGCCTGGCCAGACATTAAGGATCGCGTGTTGCTGCCAGCGGTGTTCCTTGAGGTGGCTGAGATCGAGCCGGGTACCGATATTGGCACCGGCGAAACTTCGCTGGTCTTCAAGTTTGAGGCACGCATCATCGTCGACCCCATCAAGCCGCACCATCATCAACAGGCCGTGCAATTAGCGACGCAGTTGGCGGTGGTGCTGCGAGCGCAAACGTGGGGGCTAGCAGTTGAACCCGCCGAGTTTGTGCAATCGCTGCAGGACTGGACCCAGCCGCACCTTGATGGATACACCGTGTGGCTGGTGGAGTGGACTCAGCAGGTTTATCTCGGCGTTGAGGAATGGCCGTGGCGGGACGAACCACCGGGAACGTTGATATTTGAAGCTGATCCAGGCGATGGGCCATTCCGGCCTGAGGATCTGCCGTGAGTTACGCGAGCGCCCAGCATGACCGCATGATCGCGGGGGCGGTAAAGGCTTGCTATGTGGTTGCGGTGGATCTGTCCGCTTCGCCGCCGGTATGTCGCGTGTCGGATGGCAGTGAATGGGTTAGCGCTTGGGTGCGCTGGCATAGCATCGCCGCCGGCAAGGCCAGGCACTGGCGGGCTCCGTCGCTGGGGGAGCAGGGCAGTTTGATCAGTCCCAGCGGTGACGTGTCGCAAGGCACGTTTGTCCCGGGCCTGTATGGCAATGCCGGACCGCCGCCAGACAACCGCGACCATGTCGAGGTCTGGCGTTTTGATGATGGCGGCTCGCTGATCTACGACTGGCAGGCTAAGAGCTACAGCATCACGCTGCCGAGCGGCACAGTCACCATCAAGGTGGCCAGCACGGAAGCGGTTGTAACCGATAGCGCCGTGAGCGTGACCACCGGCAACATCAATCTGAAAGCAGCGGTGATGATCGACGGCGCGTTACACGTTACCAAGGGCATTACCAGCGCCGGCGCAATCATTGACGCCACTGGCAACAGCAATCACCACACGCATTAATTCATACACGACAGCCCGCCCAGCGCGGGCTTTTTCATGCCTGGAGAAACACATGGCCAAGATCGATACGACCTCAACCGATGCGCAAGCGTCCTCGGAACCGGCATTGTCATCCACAACTTACTTATCGCCTGAGTCCTTGAAATTCCGCGACAAGCTCTACACGTCGCGACTGTTGATCGTGCCCGGTACTGACCGTTCCTATCCGGTCGAGAAGGCGGCGGTCGTGGTACCGGCCTCCGACATCGAAGCGGTCAAGTTCCTGAAAGCCAGCGAAGAATACGAGCCGTTCAAGGAGTGACATCGATGATCGGAATGGATCGCCAGACCGGCCTACCCATATCCGGCATCGAGCATCTACGGCAATCCATTGCCGACATCTTGAGCACGCCGCTGGGCAGTCGCCGGCACCGCATGGAGTACGGCAGCAAGCTACGGCGGTTTGTCGATTTGCCCATCAACGAAGGCTGGAAAAGCGCCGTACAGGCTGAGGTTGCCCGCGCTCTGGAGCGCTGGGAGCCGCGTTTGAAGTTGGATCAGGTGCGGGTAATTTCCGTCATTGGCGGGCAAATCAATTTGCAAATCGTCGGGAAGTACCTGGGCGACAGCGTCACGTTGGAGGTGGCCGCATGAGTATCGTAGATCTGTCATCGCTGCCAGCGCCGACCGTGCTGGAGCCTCTGGACTTCGAAGAGGTTTATCAGGACGGGCTGAGCGTGTTTCGCGGGTACATGGGCGGCAACTGGACGGCCGCGCTGGAAAGCGATCCAGTGGTGAAGGTGCTTGAGGTCGGGGCTTACAACAAGGTCGGCAACCGCGCCCGAGTCAATGACGCCGGCAAGGCGTTGTTACTGGCGCACGCCAGTCGCGGCGACCTCGACCACTTGGGCGCAAACGTCAATCTGCAGCGCCTGGTCATTCAGGCTGAGGATCTGCTGGCAGTGCCACCGGTGCCCAAGGTCATGGAAGACGACGACCCGTTTCGCGAGCGCATCCAGTTGGCCTATGAAGGCTTGACCACGGCCGGCCCGCGTAACAGCTACATCCTACATGCGCGTAACGCCTCTGGGCTGGTGGCAGATGCCACAGCTGAAAGCCCGAAGCCTTGTTACGTTACGGTAACGGTGCTGGGGTTAGAGGGGGAGGGCGAAGCGCCGCCGGAGCTGCTGGCGACGGTGGCTGCTGCGTTGAATGACGATGACGTTCGACCGGTCGGTGATCGGGTGACCGTGCAGAGTGCGCAGGTGATCCGTTACGAAATTGACGCCATCTTGCACATGGCCAGCGCTGGCCCTGAAGCGGATGCCAGTTTGGCCGAGGCGAAAAGCCGCTTGGCAGCCTGGATCAACCCACGCAAGCGGCTGGGCGTCGAGGTCGCCCGCTCCGCTGTCGACGCCCAGTTGCACGTTGCCGGCGTTGCCCGAGTCGAGTTGGTCGGGTGGCAGGATCTGGCCCCGACCAAGGCGCAAGCGGCGTTCTGTACGCAGTACAACGTGAGGCTGGCGGGCTGATATGAAAAGTTTACTGCCGCTCAACAGCACGCAACTGGAACGGGCCATGGAGGCCGCGTTTTTCGAAAAGACGATTGTCCCTCTGCGCGACCTCTACAACCCCGACACCTGTCCGGCGCATCTTCTGCCGCATCTGGCGTGGGCGTGGTCTGTCGATCGCTGGGACTACCGATGGTCTGAGGCAACCAAGCGCGCGGCCATCAAGGCGTCGTATTACATCCACAAACACAAGGGCACCATCGGCGCTTTGCGCCGTGTGGTCGAGCCGCTGGGCTATCTGATCGAGATCGTCGAGTGGTTCCAGACCGTGCCGGAAGGCGTGCCGGGCACCTTCGCGCTGAAGGTCGGGGTTCTCGATACCGGCATCACCGAAGAAATGTATCAGGAGCTTGATCGCCTGATTGACGATGCCAAGCCCGTCACCCGGCAACTGACCGGGCTGGCGATCAGCCTTGAAACTCAAGGCAATTTGAATATCGCCGTGTCCCTCTACGAAGGCGACGAAATCGACGTGTACCCGCCCGTCATGCGTGACATTGAGGTCACTGGCCGCTTTGGCGTAGTCGGTCGCGAACACACCATAGACACCCTGGACGTTTATTATGATTGATGCGAATTCGCAGTTTTTCGCGATCCTCACAGACGTGGGGATGGCCAAGCAGGCGAATGCCGACGCGCTCGGCATTCCCTGGCTGATCACGCAAATGGGCGTCGGGGATGCCAATCCGAACGGACTGGCGGACCCGCCCAACCCGGTGCCGTCGACCAGTCAAACCAAGCTGCTCAACGAGTGGCGCCGCAAGCCGCTGAACCAACTGAAGATCGACCCGGTCAACCCGGCAGTAATCATCGCCGAGCAAATCATTCCGGCCGACGAGGGCGGTAAGTGGATTCGCGAAATCGGCCTTTACGACGCGGACGGCGATCTGGTGGCGGTGGCCAACTGCGCGCCAAGCTTCAAACCGCTGCTGTCGCAAGGCTCGGGCCGCACGCAAATCGTGCGCATGAACTTCATTGTCACCAGCACGGGCAACATTCAGCTCAAGATCGATCCGGCGATTGTGCTGGCCTCGCGGGCCTACGTTGACGCGGCCATTCTGGAAGTGCTGCCGAAGAACAAGCCGGCGGGCCAGTACACTCGTGTCAAGGTCAATGATCGCGGGGTGTTCGTTTCGGGTGATAACCCGGAAACGCTGGCTGGGATGGGCATCAAGGACACCTACACCAAGACAGAAATCGAGGCGATGATTGCCCAGGCATCGGCGTTGCCGGTCGGTGCCACGGTGGCCTTTCCGCTGAACAAGGTTGCACCGGGCTTTCTGGAGCTGGACGGCAGTGTAAAGAGCATTGCGGTCTATCCCGATCTGGCCGCTTTCCTCGGCACGGCCTTCAACAAGGGTGACGAGGGTGTCGGCAATTTCCGCTTGCCGGAATCGCGCGGCGAGTTCCTGCGTGGCTGGGATCATGGGCGCGGAGTGGATGCGGGCCGTGCGGTCGGTAGTTGGCAGGTAGGTACGGCAACTTATGGTGATGGTGATGGCGTCAATCTGCCGATCCCGAACCTGAACGACCCTAAGCATGTGAGGGTGCTGGGGCTTGAGTACGATTCGACGGCAGTTGTCGAGCCCGTAGCGGTTTACGCGACGCCAACGGCGACTACGCAGCTCAATATGGACGGTGTTCAGGCGCCCGGAACTGCTTATGTTGGCGTTGACTTTATGCGCACAAGGCCTCGGAACATCGCGGTCGTATGGTGCATTAAGGCGTGGAACGCGCCGATTAACCAGGGAAACATCGACATTGCCGCCCTGGCTGAGCGTGTTTCGTTCATCGGTGAAAATGGCCCGGTGGCGGGCGCTATGCGCAACCTCAAGGCAACGGTGCCCACGCCATCGACGAATATCACCTTTGCGATTGAAGAGGTGGTGCTGCGAGACGCGGCAGGAAATGGCGTGCGTCTGAATAACTTCAACAAGTCAGCGGTAACGACTGCGGTGGGGGTTGGCGGCATGGACGCAGGACCGGCACCCGCTTCGGCGGTATTGTCGATCTACGCAATATTCAATCCAGCTACGAAAGTTTCGGGGCTGCTGCTATGCAATCAAGCAGTATCGAGTAGTAACACCTACGCCGGCCCGAACTTGCCTGCTGGTTTTACGTTCTCCGCGCTGGTCAGTGGTTGGGGGGTTGATGCCAGCGGAATGTTCCGCGTCGCAAATCAGGTTGATCGGCAGGTCAACGTCGCGCTGACCACCATTATCAACATGGTGACCGCGCAGACGGCGCGGCCTGTCGATATCTCTACCATCGTGCCGCTGTGTGCGCGCGAGATTGACGGCATCTTTCAGGTGGCGGCCTCAACGGCTGGCAATGCTCTAACGCTTTCTATTTCTGGCTCGCCGTTGGGGCATGGTGCTCGATCGTGCGGTGGGGTTTCTTCATCCGTAAATGCCAGTATGCAAAGTGCTTTTTCCCGGCTCTCGTTGCTGACGCCGGGGATGATTTACGCCACAACAACCGGGCCGACAATTGCGCAGGCGTCGGCTTATTTGTACTCGTACACCATCTGAGGGGTTTCTATGTACGTTCAGTTTCTCGATGAATCGCGGTCGCGAATCATCGCGCATTTCTGCGGACCTCAACCTTCTTTTGAGGGCGATGTTATGGGGGAGGTGGACGAAATCGACCCGCGTTTTGTGGCTTATGTGGCCGGAACTACGTTTGCGGTTTTTCCCGAATCCGATGCGGCGCGTGCTTGGCGTGACGCGGAAATTATCCGCGTTACCTGGTTGCGCGATCGTCACCGTGATGAGACTGAAATCGGTAGCGATACAACGCTTTCCGCCGAGCAATACGCCGAGCTACTGGCCTATATAAAAGCGCTGCGAGATTGGCCGGCAAAGGTTGAGTTTCCCGCCGAAGAGTCCCGGCCGGTCGTTCCAGAATGGGTGGCCAGCCAAACCCAATAAACGCCCCGCACTGACGGGGTGTTTTCTTTTCCGTTACGCGTAACACGAACACCCTCACAGCCTCGCTTATGCGGGGCTTTTTCGTTTCTGGAGACTGACCCTTATGAGTTTTTTTCACGGCGTCACGACCACGTCGGTCGACACTGGCGCGCGCACCATCTCGCTGCCGTCGTCCTCGATTATCGGTCTGTGTGACACCTTCACACCTGGCGTTCTCGGCGGTGGTACGGCCAAGGCGGGCGAACTGAAGTTGATCACCACCGAGCGCGAAGCAATTGCCGCCTTCGGCGCCGATTCGGCAATCACCAAGGCCTGTCAGGCGATCTACGTCAAAGCCAAGGCGGTGATCGTCGCCATCGGCGTGGCCAAGCTGGAAGACCCTGCGCTGCAAACCTCGGCAATCATCGGCGGCGTGCTGGAGTCGGGGCAGCGTACTGGCTTACAGGCGCTGCTCGATGGCAAAAGCCTGTTCAACGCCCAGCCGCGGCTGTTGATCGCACCGGGCCATACGGCGACTCAGGCGGTGGCCACGGCGCTCGACAGCGTGGCGCAGAAGCTGCGCGCGATCGGCATCATCGACGGCCCGGGTACGACCGACGAGGCTGCTATTGCCTACGCCGAGAACTTCGGCAGTCGCAACCTGTTTATGGTCGACCCGGGCGTCAAGTACTGGGACACCATCACCAGCAAGACCGTCGATGCGCCCGGTTCGGCTTGGGCGGCGGGCCTGTTTGCCTGGACGGACGCTGAGTACGGTTTCTGGGCTTCGCCATCGAACAAGGAGCTGAGCGGCATCACTGGCACCGGGCGCGCGGTCGAGTACCTGGACGGCGACGAGACCTGCCGGGCCAACCTGCTCAACAACGCCAATATCACCACGATCATTCGCGATGACGGTTACCGCCTGTGGGGCAACCGCACGTTGTCGAGCGATCCGAAGTGGGCGTTTGTTACCCGCGTTCGCACGCTGTTCATCCTCATGGACGCGGTGCAGGCCGGGCACAAATGGGCGGTCGACCGCTCGATCACCAAAACCTACGTGACCGATGTCACCAACGGTCTCAACGCGTTCATGGCCGACCTGAAAGCCCAGGGCGCGATCATCAATTTTGAAGTGTTCCCCGACACCGAGCTGAACACGGCCAGCCAGATCGCCCAGGGCAAGGTGTATTGGCGCATCCGTTTCACCGACGTGCCGCCGGCAGAAAACCCGAATTTCCTTTTCGAAGTCACCGATCAGTGGATGACCGAAGTGCTTGAAGCAGCCTAAGAGGGCGTAACCAATGATTCCTCAGACTTTGTACAACACCAACCTGTTCGTCGACGGCGTGAACTTCTCCGGCGACGTGCCGAGCATGACGCTGCCCAAGCTGACCACCAAGACCGACGAATACCGTGGCGGCGGCATGGCCGGTCCCATCGATATGGATCAGGGGCTGGAAAAAATGGAAGCCTCGTTTGTCACCAAGGGCGTGCGCCGCGAGTCGCTCAAGTACTTCGGTCTGGCTGACGGCACCGCGTTCAACGCCACGTTCCGAGGTGCCTTCAAGGGCCAGAAGGGCGCGGTGACAGCGGTCGTTGCCACCCTGCGCGGTCGCCTCAAAGAGGTCGATCTGGGTGACTGGAAAGCCGGTGATGCGGCCGAGATCAAACACGCCGTTGCGGTCACGTACTACAAGCTCGAAATCGACGGGCGCCTGATGTACGAAATCGACATGGTCGCCGGCATTCAGGTGATCGACGGCAAAGACCAACTGCTCGAAGTGCGCAACGCGCTCGGCCTGTAAGGAATAGATCCAGATGACTCAAGCAATCGCTCAAAACCTGCCGGCCTGGCTGTCGCTCAGCGCGCACGGCGCGGTCGTGACGCTGACCCGGCCAACCAAAGCCAACAGCATCGACGTCGAGACGTTGAACCTGCGCAACCCGACCGTGCGTGAAGTGCGCGCGGCTGATCGTGCTGCCAACGGCGATGATGAACAGCGCGAACTGATGCTGTTCGCCGGTCTCGCCGAAGTCGGACTGAAGGATCTGGAAGGCCTCAAGCTGACGGATTATCGCCGCGTGCAAACGGCGTATTCGCACCTGGTACCGAAAACCGATTATTCGGACTCGATGCCGGCATGGCTGTCGCTGACCACGGATCAGGCGCTGGTGACACTGTCGTGTCCGAGCGAAATCAACGGCGTGACCGTCGACAAGCTGGTCTTGCGTTCACCGACCGTGGGCGACGTGCGAGCGGCCAACCGTGAGGTGGGTGGCGATGATGAGCAGCGCGAGCTGGTGTTGTTTGCTGCGTTGTCCGGTGCGCCTGTCGCGGATCTGGAGGGGCTGAAGCTGGTGGATTTTAACCGCTTACAGGCCGGCTATTTTCGCATGGACAACGACGACGGGCTTTAACCCCAGCGTTATCAAGTCGGCGGCGAAACGTCTGGCGGCGGAAACCGGATTTTCCGCCGCCGAGATCCAGTCGATGCCGTTCGCGGATATGGTGTGGTGGCTCACGGATTGAGCCGCCACCGGTAGTGCTGGGCACATGAGGTCCATGACATGGCAAACAAAATCGCCCTCGGGCTGGTGATCGGCGGTGCCGTCAGTTCCACGGTCGGCTCCGCGTTCAAGGACGTGACCGGGCGCATCAAGCGCCTTGAGGCTGAAGGCAACAAAGCGCGCGTGCTGCAGCGCACGATTGGCGACACCATCCGCTTGCGCGAAGAATGGAAAAAGGCTCACGACACCGGCGCGGCCGGTGCGTCCAAATTACTCAACCGTTTGAACTCGAACCTGGACAGTTTGAAAAAGCAGGGGATCGAGGTCGGCAAGCTGGAAAAAGCCTATCGCTCCATGGGGCAGACGGCCAACAAAGCCGAGCTGAAAGCCAAGGGTCATCAGCAGATTGATTCTGGCGTAAAGGGCATGAAGGGCGCTGTAGGTGCGGCGGTGGTCGGTGTCGGTGCAATGGCGGTACCGACCAAGGTCAGCGCTGATTTTGGCGCGATTGTGCGTGACATCGCGATCAAGGCCGGCATTGCCAATAAGCCGCAAGAGCAGGAGATGTCGCGCAAGATCATCGACACCTCACGCGACACCGGCATGGCGCGCAACGATGTAGCCGACGTGGTCAATCAGTTGGTCGGTGCCGGTATGGAACTGAGCAAGGCGCTGGAATATGCGCCTGTCGCGGCTAAGTTTGTCGTGGGGCAAGGATCCAGCGGCGTCGACACGGCGAAGATGATCAACGCCCTGGGGCAGAACGCCAAGATCACCGACCCCAAGCAGATGCAGCAGGCGCTGGAGGCGATCGCTTATCAAGGGCAGGCGGGCAGTTTTGAAGCGGCCGACATGGCCAAGTGGTTTCCCGAACTGCTGGCCAACATGGCCAGCAACGGCATCACTGGCTTGGACGCGGTGACGCAATTGGGCGCCATGCTGCAGGTGCAGATGAAACAGGCCGGCAGTTCGGACGAAGCGGCAAACAACCTGAAAAACTGGATGGGCAAAATCGGCTCGACCGACACGGTCAAGGCTTACGAAAAAGCCGGTATTGATTACAAGGGATCGATGCAGACCGGTTTGCAAAACGGTATGTCCACGCTTGAGACCAGCATGGCGCTGGCTCAGAAATACATTCAGGCGACCGATCCGGCGCGTGCGGCGAAAATGGCCGAGGCCACGGCAAAAATCAGCGAGCAAGCTGATCCTGAAAAGGCCAAGGCCATGATGGCCTCGCTGGAAGAATCCCTGCGCACCGGCGACCTGTTCGCCGACATGCAGGTCAAGGCCGCGCTGTCGGCCTACATGCAGAACAAGGCGCTGTACAGCCAGCTCAAAAACGATTCGCGTGACGCCACCGGGATCCTCGACAAGAACCTCGCCGAGCGGCGCGAGTCGTCATCGCAGAAATGGGCGGAAATGGCCCGGTCGATGGATGACGCCATGCGCAGCATCGGTGATGCCCTGCGTCCGGTGACGGACACCGTGGCCGAGTCGTTGACCAAGGTTACTAAAGGCATTACGTCGCTGACGGATAGCGCGCCCGGAGTGGTTGCCGGTATCGCCACGGTCGGAGCGGGGCTGATCGCCTTAAAAGGTATCTTCAACGCGATCAAGATCAGCAAGGGGCTGCTAAACCTTGCGCGTGGGTCGCGCGGTGGCAGGACTGGCCTGGATGTTGTTTCGCGGGTGAAGGAAGCGGCAGCAGGCGGTGGCCTTGGTACTGACAGTGGCACAGGTACCGACGGCGTCCAAAAGGTTTTCGTCGTCAATGCCGGAGCTATGGGTGGCGGTGTGGAAGCGCCGGGCGAATCGCGCCGACGCGGACGTGGGTCAAGCCGCAGCGCTCGGCGCCGGACGTTGCCGAGTTCGAGAGGTCCTCGCCCGTCTGTGCCTCGTCCGCCTGTACCGGTTTCACGTCCATCTGTTCCGGTTTCGCGGCCACCTGTTTCGATCCCGTCGCCATCAGTCCCTTCCGTTCCTGGCGGGGCATTGTCCAAACTCGGCGTCGTCGCAGGAACCGTCGGTAAGGTCGGCAAGGCGGCCAAGGTTATTCCTGGCGGCACGCTGCTGGAGTCCGGCGCGATGGCTTTTGAAACCTTTCAAAACGCCAAGACCAAAGACGAAAAAGCCGAAGGCTACGGTGCAGCCGCTGGCAACCTGGCGGGCACCATGGCCGGCGCAGCAGCTGGTGCCGCCATTGGTTCGGTGGTGCCGATTATCGGCACGGCCATCGGCGGATTGATCGGTGCTTACCTTGGCAGTCAGGGCGGTGCGGCGCTGGGCGGGTCGCTGGGTAAGTCGCTGTTCGGCGGTGAGGATGAAAAGCCCGAACAAGCGGCAAAGGCGCCGGTGCCGACCACGCCGCTCATGATGGCGTCAGCGGCCCAGCAAGGCCCGGTGCTGGGGGATGTCGCGCGCTCGATGGCAGTGACGGCGCCGCTCAAGTCGGCGGCGCTGGCCATTCAGCCCAAGGAGGCGGCGAAGGCGGAGCCGGCCAAGGTGGATCAAAAGTTTGAGTATTCGCTGAGTATGCCGGTGACCGTGCAGGGCGATGTCAAAGACCCGCAAACCTTGGCGCAGGATCTGATGCCGCACATGCAGCGAATGATGGCGGACGCGGCGAGGAGTAATGCCGCCAAGCTGTACGACGAACCCCATGTTTAAGGAGGTTTCATGGCTTACATGGAGCAGATGCAATCAAGTCTGAAGTATCTGGTGGATGCGGCGGAAACCGGGCGGCGTAGCGCGGATGGCATGCTGTCCCCGGTCAATGGCGCGATCCGCGAACTGACCGGTGCCGCGTCCGAGCTGGAAAACATCCCGTTCGTCGGTCCGGCCATCGGCGCCAAACTTCAGCGGGTGATGCGCGGCGTCGACGCGGCTCAGGCCAAGGTCGGTCAGGTGGTAGCGGTGTACGGCCGCGCTACCCGCGCGGCGGCCGAAGTGCAGGAGCGGCTGGGCACATTGAAGGAACAGGCGGGCAAGGCGGCCACGGCGATCAACAACGTCGCCGGCAAGGTCAGTCCGTCGCTGGCCAACATCGTGCCCACCAGTTCCTTTGCCGTGGAGGCCACGCCGGCGCCTGAGGCGGTGAAGCCGTTCCCGCATCTGATGATCATTCAACCGCGCGATCCGAAGATTGAGCCGTATTACTTCAACCTGGACACAGCAGCGTTCGACGAGCTGAGTCGTTCGACTGAATTCCGCTGGGCTTCGCAGGAGCGGCTGACGCGCCGGCCGGCGAAGCAGGCCATCGGTATGGGCGATGAAAAGTTGACGCTCAAGGGCACGATCTATCCGGGCTTCAAAGGCGGTTTAAAGCAGCTCGACACCCTGCGTTCCATCGGGGCCAGGCTGCAGCCGCTGACGCTGACCACGGGCTATGGCGAGGTGATCGGGACGTGGTGCCTGAAAAACATCAACGAGGAACAGTCCGCACTGCTGCACGGCGGGATTGCTCGCAAACAGGGCTTCACTTTGGAGTTTGAGCGCTATGGCGACGACATGCAGGACGTCTGACGGCGACATGCTCGATGTCATTTGCAACAACGTATACGGCCATCTGAATGGCAGCGTCGAGGCTGTGCTCGATGCCAATCAGGGGTTGGCCGATGAGCCTCAGCCGTTCCGGTCGGGTGTGATTATCGTTCTGCCGGATCTGCCTCGCCCAACCAGTGAGGGCGTCAGCTTGTGGGATTGACCCGGGGTGATGCCTTCGCCGGCGCCGCGTCGCGTTACGCGTAACGACACCTTGTTTTTCTGGCCCGCCTTGTGCGGGTTTTTTATTGGAAAAAGCCATGACCCCGATGTTTCGAATTGTCGCCGATGGGGCCGACGTCACGGCCAAGATCAATGATCGGCTGTTGTTGCTGCGTACCTCTGACAAGCCGGGCATGGAGTCCGACGAGTTTGAGTTGCGTATCGACGACCGTGATGGACAAGTGCAATTGCCACGGCGTGGCAGCTCAATCGAGATCTACCTGGGCTATGCCGAAACGACCCTGACGCGTATGGGCAGTTACACCGTCGACACGGTCGAGGTGTCAGGCCCGCCGGACACGATCGTGATCAAGGGCAAGGCCAGTGACGTGCGTGGCAGTGGCAAGACCATCCGTAGCGGAAGCTGGGAAGGCGTGCCGTTGTCGAAGATCGTGGCTGACGTGGCCGCGCGCAATGGCTGGACGCCGGTGTGTCCGGTGTCGACCAAGGTCGCCCGGGTCGACCAGCTCAACGAGTCCGATTTTAATTTCATCACCCGGCTGGCCAAGCAGTACGACTGCACCGCCAAGGTCGCCGACGGCAAGCTGTTGGTGATGCCGCGCCAAGGTGGCCAGACAGCCAGCGGCAAGGCGTTCGGCGCCATTACCCTGACTCGACGCGACCTCAGCCGTTGGCAATTCAGTCTCGGTGATCGCAACTCACACAAGGCGGTGGCGACTAAGCATCAGGACAAAAAGAACGGCAAATTGGCGGTGGTCACCATCGACAACGACGATGCTCCGGACGGGCTGCCGGCAGTGCATACCGACCGCCATATCTATCCAAACAAGACGGCTGCTGAAGCGGCCGCCAAGGCCCGTCTCTCAGCGTTCAACCGCTCGACCGCCGATGTGCGGTTTGAGATGCCCGGTCGCACGGACATCTTCGCCGAGCGTCCCATCATCGCTCAGGGGTTCAAGGTAGGGCTTGATGGTGAATACCTGGCGGATTCGGTCGAGCAGGTGTTCACCCAGTCCGGCTGGTCGACCACGGTCGAATGCAATGCCGGCAAGGCCGGTAAATCCAAGGGCAAGAAAAAGAAAGGGCCAAAACCACCGCTCAAGGTGGTGAACATCGAGAAGCAATAGCCGCACCCCATCGCCGCCTGAGTGCGGTTTTTTTATGTCTGGAGTTTGTATGTGCATCACTGAACAACAGCTGCAAAGCATCATGCCCAACGCCCGCCGCCAAGCGGGCGTTTTTGTATCCGCCCTTAACGCAGCCATGGCCAATCGGCAGATCAACACGCCGAAACGCCAAGCCGCGTTCCTGGCGCAAGTCGGTCACGAGTCGGGTCAGCTGCAGTACGTCCGGGAACTGGGCGGCGATCAGTACCTGAGCAAGTATGACACCGGCAACCTGGCTGCAAAACTGGGCAACACGCCGGCAGCGGATGGTGATGGCCAGCGCTATCGCGGTCGCGGCCTGATCCAGGTCACCGGTCACGACAACTACTTGCGCTGCAGCTTGGCGCTTTTCAGTGATGAGCGATTGTTGCGCACGCCTGAACTGTTGGAGCTGCCGCAGTGGGCCGCCGAGTCGGCCGCATGGTTCTGGTCAGTGAATGGGCTGAACGCGCTGGCCGATCAAAACGAATTCAACACGATCACCCGCAGGATCAACGGCGGCCTCAATGGCCTGCAGGATCGGCTGGAGTTGTGGGGGCGGGCGAGGGCGGTGCTATGCGTCTCGGCGAACTGATCCCTGTGCCGTATCGGCTGCTGGCAAAAGGCGTGCTGCTGGTCGTCTTAGTCGGTGGTTCTGCGTCCATTACCTGGCAAGTACAGGATTGGCGCTACGGCAAACAGCTCGCAGAGCAGGCCCGACTCCACACCGAAACACTTAATCAGTTGGCTCTGGCCACGGTTGCGCAGCAGCGTGCCGAGCGGGACAAACGCCTTGCGCTCGAGCAGCGCCTGGCCACCAGCGAACAAACCCATTACCGAGCCTTGAGCGATGCCCAACGTGATCAAGGTCGCCTGCGCGACCGCCTTGCCACTGCTGATCTGCGCCTGTCAGTCCTACTCGATGCCACCACCGGCGCTGGCAACGGATCGGTGTCAGCCGCCACCGCCACCAGCGGCGTGGTTCATGGCCCCACAAGAGCCGAACTTGACCCAGCGCATGCTCAACGAATTATCGGCGTCACCGATGACGGTGACCGGGGGCTGATAGCCCTAGCGGCCTGTCAGGCATACGCCAAAGAAGTTTCAACACCGAAATGAAAAAGAGCGGCCGGTCCGGATGCGTCAACATCCGGACCGGCCGCCGTCCCTGCAGATGGTCCCTGCAAGTCCAGCCAAGGCTCTTGCTCCGTGCACAAAGCGCGGCGAGCCTAGCACCTGTTTATCCATACAGTAAAGGTCTTGCTTTTTATGTCTACACCCATCATCCCTTGGATGGGCGGCAAACGCCGCCTGGCCGACCGCCTCATTCCGCTTTTTCCACCACACGAATGCTACGTTGAAGTCTTTGCCGGCGGTGCCGCGCTGTACTTCATGAAGCCTCAGCCATCGCCCGTCGAAGTCCTCAACGACATCAACGGCGACCTGGTCACGCTTTACCGCGTCGTGCAGAACCACCTCGAAGAGTTTGTGCACCAATTCAAATGGGCGCTCAGCTCGCGGCAGGTGTTCGAATGGCAGAAAATGACCCGTCCCGAAACCCTCACCGACATCCAGCGCGCCGCCCGATTCTTCTACCTGCAGCACCATGCCTTCGCCGGCAAGGTCTCCGGTCAGACGTTCGGCACGGCCACCACTGCACCGGCCATCAACCTGCTGCGCATCGAGGAAAACCTCTCGGCTGCGTGGCAGCGCTTGTCCGGCACCTACGTCGAAAATCTTCCTTGGCTTGAATGCGCTGAACGCTACGACCGTGCCCATACCTTCCACTACATGGATCCGCCTTACTGGCAGACCGCCGGCTACGGCGTGGACTTTCCGTTCGAGAATTACGAGCGGATGGCCGATTTTATGCGGCGCTGCAAAGGCAAAGTGATGGTCAGTATCAACGACCACCCAGACATCCGCCGTGTATTCGAAGGCTTCCACTTCGAAACTTTAGACATCCGTTACACCACCTCCAACCAACGGCAAGGCAAAGCCGAGGTGAGCGGCGAGCTGGTGATCATGAATTGGACGCCAGAATCGTTGGGAGGCTTGTTTTGATGAGTCTAGGGGCCGATTGATCATGCAGGAGCTGAGTGAAATGGGGGTTATCCCAGTGCACTAGCTGAGGCAATGGTGACCGCTGAGCGGTGGATTGATAGTCAGCTACCCTGACAGCCGATCGTCTGACCGAACGACCATGATCTTTAGGTGCTGTCATAATGATGTCATGTGGGTGGCAGGGATGCGCGCTCCCGGACCAAGCCATGCAGTGTGATCTCATGCCCTCGACTGATGATTTTCGTTTCAATGCCCATCACCTGTTGCTCGACCTTGATGCAACCACCAATCACCTCATGATGCTGGTTGTGTCGCACGAAGTCAGTGGTAGTCGATGGGATGAAGCGGTAGCTCGTCAGAAGCAAGCCTATGAAGCGTGGGTTTCCATCCTAACGGAAATTCAAATCGACCCGATGCCTGTGCTGGATGGCCGAGCGGCGGGCGGTGATTACCCCGCTGCAGAGTAGGGGCTCCAGCTTCGACCGTTTACGCTAGGTATTCACATCTGTCACTTCGACACACTGACCCCGCTCACAGCTCCACACTGAATCCCCGGATACCGATGTTTTCGGCAAAGCGCCCCACCACGGTCGAGCTGGCCCAAGTGCGCAGTCGCTCACGTCGCGAGCGCACCGGCACCCAGCGTGTACTGCTCCCGCCCAGACGAATCGACAGGCCCCAGTCGGGGCCGCCATCGACTTTGGCGACCAAGCATTCACGCACCGCTTGTTGTTCAACCAGGGCGCGCAATACGTCTTCGTGAATGCCTTCGCCGATCATCTATTCAGTTCCCGCTGACGCGCCTGTAAAGCGCGGTCGAATATCAGATACAGCCCTTCGATGGCCCCGAGGTT